TTATTTCATCGTTGCCAGCTTGCGGATCAGGTCACTGCCGTACTTGTACGCCGCGAGGTAGTCCATCGTCTTGTCCTCCAATCCCGCCTGCTTTTGGAGCTGCGCGCGGTAATCCTCGTACTTCGGGCGGTACGCGCCCAGTACCAGCGACAGCTTGCGCTTGCGGCGGTAGACCCCGTCGCCGTTTGACTGGCTGCCGGTGTTGCCGTTGGAGGTATTGCCCTCGATGGCGGTGACATACTGCCCGCTGACGCTCTCGCAGATGCCGCAATGGTCGGTTTTGTACGCCGTGCCCGGGAAGTCGTAGATCAGCACGTCGCCGGGCCGGTAGCCCGTGGTGACCCACTGCCCGTGTGCCTGCGCCCAGCGCATCAGCTCGCCGCAGGAGGCTGTCTTGCCGCCGTCCATAAAGAGCGTCTTGTCCACCTGCTGGAAGCACCACCATACGAACTGCATACACCAGTACACGCCGTCCATGCCGTAGGCCTTGCCGTACTTCTGCCGGTTGCCGCTCTGCTCGACCGTGCCGATCTCACGGACCGCCACGGCGAGGACGTCACTTGCCTGCGCCATTGGCTTTGTTGTAGCTCGCGGTGCTGATGCCGATGAGCGCGCCCACGAAGGCCACCACGGCGTTGATGGTGGTCGCCACCTCCTGCGCGTAAGGCCAGCCCCACACGCCCGCCAGCGCGCTGTAGAGCACGGAGAGCGCGGGCAGCGCGATGAGGCACAGCCACTTTAGGATGTCGTAGACCTTGTCGTTGAATTGCAGTTTCATTTCAATCGTCCTTTCCTTTGATCTTGATGTTGGCCAGCAGCGCCAGCTCCGCCGTCCACGCGGCGAACCACGCGACGGTCAGGCTGTCCGGCACAATTTTGTCGTTGGCGGTGAGTACGAGGCTCACGATGCAGTACCACGTCAGGTTAAAGATCGCCGCCCATACGTATTTGTCGCGCTTGCGCATGGTCTTGAGTTTTTCCCGCGCGGACTTATAGAGGTCGATGCCCAGAAGCGTCATGCAGACCACGCACACGCCCGCGAGGATGGTTTCGGCCCAATCCATCAACTTACCACCTCCCACTCGTCGATCTCCGACTTGATGCGGTCGATAAAGCTGTTGCCGCCGAGGGCTTTATAGCCTCGGTAAAGGAGGAGGAAATCCTCCATCTCGTACTGTCGGATGGTCTTGTCCTCGCGGTGTCGGTAATAGGTGTGCAGCATGTCATGCCGCAGCTGACACTTGAGTGCGTCGGTCAGCTTGTCCAGCCCGAGCAGCTTGTCCCGCAGGGGCTTGACGAGCAGGGCAAGCGCCGCGAGGATGACCGTCACCTCCGAGCACAGCGCCGCGGCCTGTGATAATCTTTCCATAGGCGTTCTCTCTTTCCAGCGGCATGAAAAAGCCGCCTTGTCGTCCTTGACAAAGCGGCTACAGCGTGATATATTCAAGGTCAGCAGGAACGGCTCACTTTGGACGGTGCAGGTCGCTCCCCCATACAAGTTTAGAGCTTGAAGGAAAGCCGCTGCCGTTTAGGTGGCGGTTATTTCTTTATGTACCCAAGGATACCGAAGATAACCGCAGCGAGGAGCAATAGAAGCGTCAATACTTCCATCGTCGTCATGCGCTCACCCCCTTGAGGGGGAACAACCTGTTTCACGCTCTTACTGGCACGCTCATCATATCACGCGCGCCGCGCCTTGTCAATTTGCCGCCCTCGGGCGGCTTTTCTTATTTCAGGGCCGGCCGGAGTTGCCTCCGGCCCTGCTCACTTGTTCAGCTCCATGAGCTTAGCTGCAATATCGTCCGGGATGCGGCACGTCTCCTTCTTGACGCAGTAGCCGTTCGCATCGTAGGTGAGCTTGTACTGCGGCAGGACGTAGATCTCCGTGCCGGTGCGCTCAAGATCACGGCGCATGACCGGCTGCTTGATGCTGTTCTTGACGCCCGCGCTCTCGCTCAGGCCCGCGGGGGTATCGGTGACTTCGATGGGTCTGCCGTCGGATGCGATTCTCTTGCTCGGGAAGGAGTTGAGACCTTGGCAAAGAAACGGAAAAGCGGAACCGGCACCGTAAGACAGCGCGGTGACGACCGGTGGGAGGACCGCGTTGTCGTCGGCTATGATGACAGCGGCCTTCCCAACGAAGAATGTTCTCGCCAAAACAAAGCGGGAATGTCAGGAGAAACTGCGGCAGCTCACCGAAGGCATGGTGGGGCGAAATGACCGAAAGGTCAAACCGGATATGCTGTTCGGAGACTGGCTGTGCTACTGGTATGAAACCCACAGCAAGCCGACGCTCCGTGCCTCCACGCGGAACAACTACGAAAATGTCATCCACAACCATGTCCTGCCGGAGATCGGGAAGATCTCGCTGCACAAATTGTCGCAGAATGATTTGCAGCAGTTCTACGGGCGGCTGAAAAAGAACGGCCGCAAGCGTCTGACGGAGCAATACGGCGCGGGCCTTTCCGACCGCATGGTGCGGATGTGCCACGCGGTCTGCCGCTCCGCCTTGGAACGGGCCGTGCGGGATGACCTGCTCCGGACAAACCCCGCCATCGGCTGCAAGCTGCCGCCGAAAAAGGCGAAGGAAATGCAGGTGCTGGATCGGGAGGAATTGCAGAAATTTCTCATTCAGGCGCAGGCGGACGGGTACTACGAGCTGTTCCTGCTGGATATCTGCACAGGATTGCGGCGGGGCGAACTGATAGCGCTTCAATGGGAGGATCTAAACTTTGAAACCGGCGTGCTGACCGTCAACAAGCAGGCGTACACGGTAAACGGCGAATTGCAGATCATCCCACCGAAAACAAAAGCGTCCGTTCGAAAACTGGTGCTGCCGCCTGCGGTGCTGGCCGTGCTGCGGGAGTACCGCAAAAAGGTGGATTCCCGCTGGATGTTTCCGTCCCCGGTGAAGGCGGATCGACCGATCACACCCGGCGTGGCGCGCAGGCGGCTTCAGACGATACTGGAGCGGGCAGACTGCAAGCGTGTCAGATTCCATGATCTGCGGCACACCTTCGCGACGCTGGCGCTGGAAAACGGCATGGATGTGAAAACCCTCTCCGCCATGCTGGGGCATGTGTCCGCAACGACAACGCTGGACATCTACACCCACATCACCGGCGATATGCAGCGCGCTGCCGCCGCCAGTATCGACCGAAGCATAGGCAAGGCGGCGCTGCGGGAAGAAGCGGAGCCGGAACAGAAAGGCATTGTGGACTTCCAGCCTTATGTGGGGAAGAAGAGAAAGCCGGGAACCGGATGCGTCAGCGAACTCAATGACCACCTGTTTGAGGGACGCTATTCTCCCATATGGCCGGACGGGACGCAACATTCCCGCAACGTCTACGCCCATACCCGCGAGGAGTGCGAGGAAAAGCTGAAAGCACTGATCGCGGAGATGAACGAGGAACGCAAAAATCTCAAGGAGCAGCTCGCGGGCATCGCCCCGCCAGAAAAGCTGACAAAAAAGCAGCGCAAGTTGTGGGACTATATGTGCCTCCACCCGGAGGTCACGGAGTTCTCGACCCTCGCCAAACGAACCGGCCTGGCAAGAAATACCGTGAAGAAGCACTATGGGATGATGGTGGCAATACTGGGGAGAAAATAG